GGAGTCTCATCCTTCGCACCCTTGAGGAGAATCTTCCCTGTTGAGAGCCACTTGGCAAGCTGAGTCCTCAAGTCTTGTGCCTCAATAGCATCGATCAGCTTAATCCACTGTTCAGCGTACAACGTGGTAGGGAATCTACCTATCGCAGTAGCGCTGACTCCACCCTTCTCTGCGATAACGAAAGCCACTCCATTACGCGGTTGGCTAGCCGCTGTCTCCAATGCTGCGATCTTGGCGAGCAATTCAGCGTAGGACGGCTGTCCGGCTGTTTGCCCATTCGCTTGTGCTACTTGTGCATTCGCTGTCATATAAGTCTCCTATTATCAGATTGATGGCACTTGAGACCATCCTCTATCCCACTGGTAACTCCAATGGGATAGTAGTTAATCTCAACCACAAAGAACCGTTGCATAGCGCGTTTACGCCTCATGTCGGTAATGTTCTACTCCCTATCGAGGTGACTTGAACGGAGCATTCAGCATGTATGCCGTGTTACTGCGATCAGCTCACCAGAAGCGATCAGACACTCACCTCATGCTTACTACCGTTTATCTGCTACTCACAGATAGAACAGTCAAGCCACTAGCGAATAGATTCGAACTAGCGTTTCATCGCGCTCATTAAATGAAAATTCCCTGTTAGCCAGCTAGGCCAGCTAAACAGGGAGTCTGAGTCGTGATAGGGCTACTTGCTCTCATCAATGAGAGAATTGCCGGGTTAGTGCTGAGGTGGGCATAGGATAGTCGCCTATCCGCCGTCGCCACCCGCTCATTTGTGATCCTCAAGAGGAACACCGTTGCACTCCCGACTCGCCACGCAGATGAAACTGCCAAGGGATTTCAGAGCACAAGTGATGCCAAACATGCGTTACGTGTGCTTAGTGATTGAATTGATTGCATTTAGCGCGAGTTACGTGTTGGCCATTTACGTGCACATAGTTAACATAATTACGTGTGAATTGACAGTATTTGACTCAACCTTTGACGCTTTGTGTCAATCATGTTGATAACAAACGAGTTAACGAGTGTCACGAGTGACACTTCGTGTCAGTTACCAGTCTAGTCTACTCCATCCTAGTCTAAGTTATGACCTATAGCTATGACTATAGCTACAGCTATCCTTACCCTACCCTTACCCTAACCCTAACCCTTCCTAGGAGGACCCATCAAGAGAAGCCGAGCCTACCCTTCCCCCTACTGAGAACCCTCCGGGACAGGACCCGGCGCTGACTAGTATATAGAATGCTAGTCGAAATCTCACTAAGCATAATTTCCGCAATAGTAATAGTTATAAAAATCCTCACTAAGCACTTGACTTTCTTTTTGGGGAGTGTTATATAAAGGTTGGAGGTCATCATGGCTACCACAGTCAACTTAATGTTTAATGATGATACCCTTTGCTCCAATTGTGACCACTTATACCTATCTCACGCTGGCTACGGTGGCCCTTGCCTTGACTGTCCTAATGATAATAAGTGTTGGAAGTTTGTGGCCTCTGGAGAAGTAAGAGTGGTAGATAATAAGGATATAAGGATTGATAAGGGAGCCGAATTGTAATGGCCTTCATAACCCGTGGGGAGTTCCTAGCCAAACTAGCAAAAGTAGCCATCATAGCCCCTATAGCCCCTAAGCTACTAGGTAGCGTAGCCGCGACTATTGATGCTCTTACATCTCTTAGTATTACCCCTGTTGATTCCCCTAAACTAACACTAGCTATGCTAGAAGAAGCCTACCAAGTATGTACCTATGGTTATGAGGAGCCTGACTTGATCCTCATGGCCCCAGATATCTATTCTGAGTTCATGTCTATGTGGGTGACTATACCTGATGCTACCCGTTACCTAAAGGCTGATGGAGACCAAAGCGACGTAACCTGCCCCTACTTTAACGGAGCAGCAGTAACCTTTGCTAAGGCCCTACCTAGAGGTAGCTGGATATGTATCAATAGCAATGACAACGCTAGACGTGAAGCTATGAAGAAGGGTTGGATACATCCAGATATCCAAGCTAAGTTAAGCGGGTACTTTACAAAGGTAGATATTAAATGGCATCCTATCCCTAATGAGATATAACTATGACTCCCTACTTCTGGGTTAATATACTTATACTACTAGCTGGAAACCTAGCTTTCTGTACTGCGTTATATCTAATAAGAGAAGCTATGGATAATAAATCTCATTGGCTAAACTCCAAGCCTACTGATACTATACCTACACCCATCTATCACAAGCCTAGACGACCTGCTAAACCTAGGAAGCATAAACTAGATGGCTATCACCGTAATCAATCTATCCTACGGACTATTAAAAGTTAAAGTGTAAGCTATGGTCGCTTACATTCTATACTTAAAGTGGGTACTAGTCCCCTAAGTATAGTACTACTCTTCAGAGCTAAATTGCCCATCATCATACTTAGGGTGAATAACCTGCATTACCCTCCCCTCATATTCCCCTACCCCTACCTTTCTCCTCTTCTGTTCAACCCTTTGCCCAGCTATCCAATAGAACTCCCCTGTCCCCTCTTCCACCTTATTATCAATGGCTATCCGCTTACTGACAGCCTCGTTGAACTTACACTTGTTACACAGTAATCTAGAGAACTTACTCCTATCTGGGTCCTCAGACACCCTCCTATAAAATACAACCTGACTCCATTTCTTCGCTTCCTCAGTGAGAGCTATGATCTGAAGGCTTGAAGGCTCACTTTCAATTTGACACCTTTCACACCTCCCGCCTAAAGCTCCGATAGCCTCGATCCTCACCCTATGCGCTCGATCCTTGGAAGCCTGCCTTCTAATCTCTTTATAACTGGTAGCATCCCACATATCTCACCTTCAGTATCAAGGTTATCACACTACCGAAAGTATGTCAAGTCCCACTTTCACAGTATCCCACAGGAACACTACTCCTCATACCTACTAGCGTAGGGGACTTTCCCAGTGGTACTTTCACAGCTTACTGTGAATTATACAGTTAGAATTATCGAAAGTACTAGGTTTTTGTGTATGCTTAGTGATAATTGAGGATATATGGGTGGTACTATTACTATAAGTGATGCTTAGTGTTAGTTGTATCATACTCATCCTAATTGACATACGATTTCTCTTGACAAGCTTCCACTGACTATGTAATACTCGAACCCGCAGCCTTCTATTATATACCTAGTATCCCTATACTAGGTACGGTGGTCTCGGAACTAGGTACATATTGAGGGGTACTTTCACGTATTCATCTATAAGGACTAGTTATATTAGCCGCTCGGTCGAACACTTCACAAAACTTACAAATGTCCGATCCCTCTTTGAAACTAGTCACAGCCCGATTCCGGTCGCAATACGAACACCTTCTCTTAGGCCTCTGGATGGATGTTCTCCTTTTAGGGAATGGAACTTCCTCTGAAGGAGGAGCAAGTGGGTCTACGAAGCGTTTTTTTCTTGGCATAATCCTTTATATCACAATTATCACTAAGCTGTCAACTTTTTCATTTTTCCCTTGACAAAATTTGACTAGTACTGTAATCATGCTTACTGAGAGCTTACTGATGGTAGCTGACATGGCAACTCCTCAACTATCCGCCGCCGCTCCTGTCAAACTCTGCCCCCTCTGTGGGCGGAGGATGCAGCACGTTACTACGAATGAGACTACCCATAACTATGCTTGTTTTCAACATGATATCCCTTTTTACTTCAACTATCATTATGTCTTTATGGATGAGGATGGCAGGATAAAGGAAGCTCCTGAGTCATCTGGGAGAACTAATCCATATAGAAATGGCAACAAGGAACCTAACTATGATCCTCGACTCCCACGGCGTTCCAGCTAGGATTGAGCCTAGTCCTGAGGTTAATAAGGAGCCTCCTCCTAAGCCTAAAATGCACAAGTGCCTATTCTGTGATCGTAGGAGCCGTTTAGGTACCTACTGTTGCAACGCTCGCTATCGTGAGGATTCTAAGTTCAACTCTGAAACTAGGCATCAAAGGTTGGATAGGCTGGAGAACGAGGAGGCTAGAAAACGTGTTAAGGAAGCTCTGGTCTAAGGTAGCATCCTATATTATCTATCATGCCTTTATCTATATCAGTAAGCATGCCTCATTTAGAGACTTCCAAGTTATCTGGAATAGGGCATACAAGGCCCACTGTGAGGAGGAATGGATGACCTTAAAGAAACAATCACTAAGCATCAGGTCCATGCAGGACGAATCGGGGGACTCAGTAGGTCAGATGCAAAAAGGGCTGCCGTCAAACTTAACCTTGAGAAAGCTAGGTCTAAAAGGTGGATATCCAAAGGAGCAGGACCGCAATCTAATGTCTTAGGAGTTCCACTTGTCCAGGCACAAGAGAAGGAGCGAGAGATGCTTCCAGATAGCCAAACAGCAATCGCAGTCGGTGGACCCTGTAGACAGGGCTCTAGTTCAGATCAACCAGATAGTGGGGATGGTCAATCAACGAATGGAGAACTTAGACAGCCTAGACATTCAGTCCCACGCGAACAAGATGCTAGACCGCTACCTATTCCAAGTGGAGAGTGAAAATGTTCCCTTCTCAGATGAACAGGCAATACCTGATCGCTCAACTCCAACGTTACCGTAAGGAAGCTAATGCTAACCGGAACTTTGGTAACGCTAAGGATGAAGGTAGCGGGAAACCTTACTTTCGTAACTATCCTCCAGAAGTACAAAAGGTATGTTGGGAGCACTTTAGTTTGTTATGCTCTAAGCATAAAGCCAAGCTAGAAGCTAATAGTTCCTATGTTAGTGTATTAGTAGCTACAGCTACTAGGTTGGCCTTAGATGAACTAGGCCTTAGACAAGTATCAAGGAAGGGATTTCATAGGCTTAGGATTATTAATCGTACTAAGGTAGCCTTAGGCATCAGAGATAAGAATCCCAATAGAAGGAGGCCAAAGAATGCCGCGCCCACTACCAACCTGCAAAAATGCAACGTGTCCCAATTATCGCTCGAATGCTAATATTATCGTTATCCAAGAACGTAAAGAGGACGTTACGTTCGGGTGTAAGACTTGTGGGAGTGTGCAGGTGCTAACCCTAGACTGGCGTAGGGGACAACAGGAGTTACAGTATCAACGTTATGGTAGGCCTGAGTATGCGAAAACACGCGCGTTCTTTTTTCAAGGGAGACATAGCTAATGCCAACTATTCCAGTAGCAGGACAACCTAAAAAGGTAACTGTGATGGTTCAGCCTCCACCTACTCAGGTTGTTGAGCCATCTATTGACCCTACCCCTGTGACAAAGGAAGTGCCGAAACCAACTCCTGAACCTGCTATTAAGGTAGAGGATATCCCTGTTAAGTCCCAGGATCAACTAGCTGCTGAATCCATCCTCCAACAGACTGTAGCTAAGCGTAATACTATGGTCCCTAACACTGAGCCTGCTTATCAATTTACCGATGCTGATAGGGAGAAGGCCATTGAGGCTAGGGCCGCTAAGCGCTACCCTTGGTCAGATGCTCCGCTAGATGATGCCCTCGCTCACCTAGCTGAAATAAGGGCTGAGTGTGAGACTGGTGGTTTGTTACTACAAAAAAGGGTTAGTGAACTAAAAATAGAGAAGGTAAAGTGCTTCGGTTGCGAGAATATGATTAACTTAAGTGAGGGTAGATGGGCGACTATGCGTACTCGTAACAATTTTGAGACTGGTATTCCTGAAAGCGCTTATGCTTGTAGTGCAGCTTGTGGTCTGAAGCTCAACCGTGAGTTCAGTCACCCAACTAGAGTAGCTGCTATCCCTGTGGAGAGATAATGTGATTAACTGGGCTTATATCGCTGGGTTTTTTGACGGTGAAGGGAATATAGCTATTAAGAGGCATAGTAGAAACTGGGGTTATGGCTTCCCATTATGTCGTACTGTTCAAGCTGGGGACAGAGGATTTAGAATTCTTACTAAGATTAAGGATTTTCTGGAAGTTGAAGAAATAAGAAGTCGTATTAGTGTTAAGAGAGATTCTGCTCATATACACCAAGATTGCTATGACCTTTCTATTGATGGTTGGCTTGGAGTCAATAAGTTTTTGACCTTCCTACTTCCTTACCTAGAAGTTAAAAGAACTGAAGCTCAGGATATTCTACGTTATAGGAGACTTTATCCTAGGCCACCGCAACGTGATGCCTTACTAAAAGGATGGGTAACCCGTAGAGCCAATAGAGCAACCCAATGCTAAATTTGGATAGGGCTACTAAGCTCTTAAGTAGGCTTCCAATAATCGACAGAGAATCGGGAGCTTTGTACAACTTTGAGTTTAGGTATAATCAACTCAAACTTAAGGAAAGGCTCAAGGAGCACCAAAATAAAATAGGTGGGAAGATCAGAGGGGTTAGCGTTAAGGCAAGGCGTGTTGGTGTTAGTAGCGCTATAGAAGGGTTTGCTACATGTCATGCCGCAGCATCTCCTAATGCTAGAGTTAAGATAGTAGCGTGTCTTGCGGATACATCTAAAGAGCTATTTGACGTTCCTACAAACCTCATAAAATCTTGGCCGTTTCATATTCCTGACCCATTAGCTACTAAAATTCTGTATCCTCATTTAGGAGGAGACAGTGTAATCTCTATTATGACCGCTCAGACTGCTATTGCTGGTAGGGGAGGCCGCTGTACATTCCTCCACTTAAGTGAGGCTGCATTCTTCCCTGTAGGTGGAGGCGCGTTCACTTCCCTCTTCAATTCTGTGCCTGATGATCCTGACACAGCTATATTCGTAGAATCAACAGCCTTCGGTAAAATAGGAATAGGCCAAGCCTTCTACGAGTTCTGGCAAGCTGCTGAACGTGGTGATACAGAGTTCTGTGCTATCTTCCTTACTTGGCTAGATGACCCTCACTGTCGCCGTGACCCTGGTGACCTAAAGTTTATAGATTGTAACGAGGATGAGAAGGATATAATTAGCCTACTTGCTTGTAGCCAGCGTTGCGAACGTTGTACTAAGTGTTACAAGGCCCTATCTTGTATAGCTTGGCGTAAATGGGCCATCCCTAACCTCTGCCAAGGTAAGGTTGATAAGTTCCGTCAAGAATACCCTATAACCGCAGATGAAGCCTTCTACGCTTCCACCGCCCAGGCTTATGAGAGAGAGGAGCTAAGATATGCGCGTGAGTGCATCAACACGGCACCTGAACCGCAAACTGGTCGGCTTACACAGGAAATTGATGGCTATGGCAACGCTATTAAAAATAAAGCTACCTTTATCCCTGACCCTCGTTCTCCACTCACCATCTGGACTTTCCCACAACCTTTCTATCATTACTACCTTGGCGCGGACTGTGCAAGGGGTATTACAAACACTGACGATGCACGTATCCGCGAAGGGAAAGATTACGCTGCTATTGCCCTCTACTGCGGACAGACTGGAGAACAATGTCTTAGATACAGCGCTAAGATCGGGCCTGAGGCGCTCGCCGCGCTCATCTTTGTAATTTCGGTATTCTATAATAACGCTATGGTAGCTATCGAACTAACAGGTAACCTAGGCTTATGGGCTCAATCTGTTCTTAGGGATAGATATAAGTATCGCAACTTCTATCGCTGGAAGGGTAGGGACGATAGGATGCCTGAAGGCTACTCTGTTAGTAAAAGTATAGGCTTTGAAATGAACATGCGTACTCGCCCATTGATATTAGAGATGTTCAGAGGTGGCCTACAAAGCAAGCAACTTATCCCCCGTGATCCCCTCCTCCTCCAGCAAATGGAAGCCACTGAGATGCTAGCAGGTAAATGGGAGGTCCCTGAAAAAGTCCACGATGACATTGCTGTGTCTAACTATGTAGCATGGGCTTGTAAGCAACAATGGCATAGGGGGCTGTCAGTTAGTCAGTCTAAGCTCCTATTAGGTGATGAGACTAAGCTTACCCAAGATGAATTAGAGGACGCAAAGGCTGAGGTTAAGAACGCGAAGGGTGACGTTGAACACCAAATCCAGCAACACTTCGCTAAGATTATGAAGGCTATCAAAGCTGGGGGGACTACTTTCACTGAGACTAACATCCCTGATCCGTCTAAGGCTTCAGGGGTAAATAGACTGGCGGGAATATGAGACTCCATAGACGTACTCCTGGTGGACCTGAAAAGCTACATTCTAAGTTGTGGTTAGAGAATATAGTAGCTAAGCTCTCTAACTGGATATTTAAGAAGGTTGGAGAGCCTCAAGTATTCTCTACCCAATGGGACCAAGAACCTAGATATTGGAAAGAGCTTAAACAATATGTTAAGATGCTTCCTCTACGGGTTAGAGGTATTGTTCCTCCTATCCCAGCTAAGGAGGTTCCGCATAATCAGTTTCATCCTTATAGAGCTAATCGGCTAGGCCCTATTGAGACTAAGGAACTATCTGTATGTTACTTAGAACCTCCTCCGACTATAGTTATAACCCAAGAACAGTGGGACGAGGAGTATAATAAGGCTGCTGAGGCTAATCCTCAAGGAACTGGAACATGGAAAGATTTGGAGGTTCCCGATGCCGACGGACACAAAGACTAATTATCTCGCTAAACTCCTTACCCTCCTAGTAAGAAGGGATGGTGGAGTGCTAAAAATTCCTATCCAAGACCTAATGGTAGATGACGTAGGCCAGGGTATAAGTGTCCACTTCAACCAAGAAACCAAGGAACTAGTCATATCCTATGTCCCAGCAGGCACTACTATCTACAAGATAGAGAATGGAGTAACATGGCTCGCAAACCACTCCCTACCCTCAGTTCCCTTACAGGAACCAAAGCGCCCCCTCTCCCAGGAGGAGTTAATATCCAAAGTCTGGACAGAGAGCGCGGCAACTCAGACCAATCAGGAGGTCAATCATCCTCCAAAGAACAAGGTAGTGACCCTAACATCCGAGAGCATGGCGGACGCGGAACTGGAACGCAACAAGCGGAGAGTAGTCAGGGAGATAGAATCCTACCAGAGCCCCCAGCCAGCAACTCAGCCATCAAGCCGCCAGAGAGTAGTGTTCACCAAGCCATGACTTCTGATGCTATAGCTGTCAAAGCACCTGAGAATAACCCCTTCCTAACTGGCGATCATATCCTCAAAGCTATCATGGATAAGTTTGTTGAGCTTAGAGAACAGCAAAAAGTAGGTGCGTGGAAGCAACTCCAATCTGACCTAATGCGTGCAGCTCCATTCATCGTCCCCCATATCATCCCTCTTAAGGATGTGATTCAAATAGCCGCTGACATTGAGAAGGAGATTAAAGGTTCGACTGCACAAGTAGGTAGATCAAACGAGGAGCTATTGTCCAACTTTCTAAATGGTGGTGATGCTATT